TCGAGTTGCTCCAGCGCTTTGCGGATGGTGTCGAAGTCTTGGTGTTGCTCACGAGTGTCATTAGCACCTGTTGCAATAGCGTAAAGCGCAGTCAGCGCCTGCTCCTTCAAGCTCGGCGGCTTGCGGCGGCGTGCGGTGCGGAGATCTTCCACAGCCTCGTGTTCGTATTTGAACCACCCTTCGCTGACCAGCCACTCACAGCACGCCTCCAGCTCCTGGTCTGCGCCCCATTGGGCGGCGAGAGTGGCGATGTGCCCTGCAGTAAGGCCATCTTCTTCGTTGATCCACTGCTGCACCAGCTCCGGCGGTGGGGTGATGAGTTGTTGGTTAGTCATTGTGTTGTTCTTCAAGTTTGGTGATTAAACGATTCAAATACCAGCGAGCTTTTTGTAAATCTTCAACCGGATCTTTTTTCACCCAGCATCTTTCGACGTATTTGAGGATGTTCCACTGGAGCCCGCCCAAGATAGGATCAGGCGCAAAACGAACGGCATCCTCAATTTTGTCGATAACTTCAAACTTCCTATCCTTGGCATAGTGGGATGGGGAGTTAACAGCATCACTCATAGTTTGGAAGCGGTTACTGTTTTGTCGTTGTTGTACGAGCCAGTAATTGAATAATCACGCACTGGAGTTTGCGACATACGATGGAATACAATCTGCCCAATACGCATCCCAGGCCAAATAGCAACAGGGTGCATAGAACGTGCATTTTGCAGCTCCAAAGTAAGCTTCGATCCACTCCAGCCTGGGTCACAATACCCAGCCATCAGATGCTCAATACCTGATCGAGCCCTGGAACTTTTCAACGCAAACTGCCCAGCAATGTTGTTAGGCAGAAAGAACGTTTCCTCAGTACAAGCCAACACAAACTCATGTGGCTGTAAGTAAAAAGGTTCTGCTTGCGTATGCCCACCAATGTCGATTGGTGTCATGGTAGACCACTCGGCCATTTCTACCATTAGCTCACAGCCAAGTCTCACATCAAGACTCGCTGGATTCACAAGGGCTGGATCGTAAGGAGTCACAAGGCCCTGCTCACACAGGGCCCGGATCTCTGCATCACAGAGAATCATGCTTCTGTTTGCTGGAGTTGGACATGACCCCAGGTCTTGCCGTATTTAATGGCATTGATGGTTGTCACATGCACCTTGTACAGCTGCGAAATAGCACCAGCCTTTTCACCAGCAGCCAACCGCCGCTTGATCTCCAGTACCTTCTTCTCAGTCAAAGCAGCCCTAGCCTTGCGGCGAGACTTACGAGACTTGGTTTGAGACTGTGGCTTGTCGGCTTGGGACAGCACGGATTTGACTGGAGCCGGAGTTTCCAGTTGAACGGTCTGGGCACCAGCAATGATGTACGTGATGTTGTCCAGAGCAGTCGTGATCTCAGTCACATAGGAAGCCAGTTGATGGACTTCACGATCAGAAAAGAGAGTAATCATTGTTGAGTTGTGAACGGGTGGAGTGTACAAGAGAAGAGTTACATGTTGTTCTTCTCCACGAGGATGGCAGCCTGAAAATAGCTGGCTACTTTCATACGGTGAAAAATCTGCCCTGACTCTGGAGACTTGCGATTTTCAGTTTGGGCATAGTCATGGCGAGCATCACTAAGCGCCGAAAGCGTCTCGATGTTGAGAGTTTCCAGATCCACATCTGACAACTCTTTAATATCTTCCAGTGAAAGAGTTTTACCGAGAAGGTAAGACTTAAAAAAGGGCTGATTAGTGCTTTGCGTCATCGAATTGGTTCTTTAGATCTTGTACAACAGAATTGGGTAGCTTGAGAATCTCGGAAATTGCCAAGCGTGCCAGCTTCTGGCTATCCACAGTATCAGCCATTTCAAACTTGGCGATCATGTGGTGGAGCAGCTGGGACAAATTTTTAGGTTTGACCCAGCTGGTGTCCGAGGGGATCGGTTCAGTGCCGTAGGACCAGTCATCGTAGTCCTCGTCATTGCGCAGATCCCTGGCGCTATTCGCTCCAATCCGACGTGTCCACCAGCTCCCAGTTGTCGATTTTTTCGGCAAGCAGTCGTTTGAGTCCAGCATCGGTCGCAGGGATCACGTCCTCTTCAGAAAAGTAGAAGGAGCCTCTGCACAAGGCAGGGCAATACTCTTCTGGGTCGTCCATAGTCTGTCGCGCTGCGATTGCAGCGTCTTCAACAATGGCCTCAACAGTACAAATGTTGTCATGGCTAAAGCTAATGTCGTAGATCTCCAGCACATCAGGGTTCATTTGACCTCCTGGCGGATGGTTGCTGCAAGGTCGTCCATCCAAGTGTCCCATGACATCTTAAAAAACTGTTCCATGTCAGTCAGTTGCTTGAGGTTGTGTTCGTCGTAGGCGCTATCTAAGCCGTGCGCAGTATTTTCAGCGATGCGCTGCTGGATCACCAGGGACGCATAGCGGACCGTGAAATACCATGGGCTTAGCTTTTCGTTCGGAACTTCAGTCATGGTGTAGTACAGAGAAAAGGTGAGAAGCTCTCGCCCCTCACCAGTAGTGTTACACAGAATGACCCCAAGGGCAAGTAGGCCAGTTACAAAAGTACACATGCCCAAAGCATGAACGCTGAAAAGCCTTGCAGCACAAGACTTCTCAGCGATTCGATGAGCAACATAAGAATTTTTATGTTAGCTGCCCATCGGTTGGGACTCCCAGCTCCTCGGGCTCGTAGGTGGTGAGCACGCAGACATCAGCTCCACGTCGCAGGGCTTGCCCCACGGTGTAGCGAAAGATCTGCTCGGCATCCGGGCACTCCTCGATCTGGAACTCATCCACCTCGACAGCCCGCCCTTTTTTGAACCAGGCAAGCCGCACCACCGAATGGATGCCATCCGGCGTGGGGCCAGTGGTAAAGCCCAGGACTGGAACTCTGCTGGGTTCACCAGGGCGTTTTGGTTTCAACGTAGCCACGGGTTCTCTCCAAAGTAGCCAGGCGGCTACACGGAGCAGCCCCAGGAAAAAGTTAGGCATTTTCAGATCGTGGATCAGTCCCATGCGCGTGCGGCTTCCTCCATCAAGGACTGCAATTCAGCCTCGCTGCGCTCTTCGCGCGCGTGGGGATATGTCCCAGAGGTGTCCCCATGACCAAAGTCGTTGGTATCAGAAGGTTCTGCAGTGGGACACCCTCCTGTTTTCGAGGCAATGTGTCCCACTCCTCCAGCAAGAGGGACACTTTCCTGAAAATTACCAACGTGTCCCCCTGCTAAATCCTTGTCACCACAAGGTTTTTGCCTAGGGGGACACACTTCTACTACCTCTCCCCGCGAGGAGGCCACAACGGCTTGGTACACGTTGGGGCGACTGCCGCCTTTTTTGGGGCCTTCACGAGTCCCAACAACCTCAATCAACCCCCGCTTCTCAAGGCGCTGGAGCGATTTTTTGATTCCGGCCACGCTGCCCCCGCAAATCGGGTCGCTGTTTAGCTCCTCACGGGTCTTACCAGCGGGATACACCACACGAAGGCGCTGGAGCACCCTGTCTGTGATCCCAGAGGGCGTGGTTTCGCTCGGGTCGATCTGTGGGGTCCAATCCTCCAGCGTGAAGCACAGGTCCACGTCCTGCCGCATCAGGAGGCTGGTGCCACCACGACCTGACCTGGACTTTTCCACAGTGATGATCCGAGCGTTGTTGCCCGTCTGCTCCAGCTGCTTATCCGTAGGCCGCCTGAGGCTCCAGGTCTCATCAACAGCATCCCGAATAGCGCTGGTACCCCGGAACCCACCCGTTTTGTTGGCGTGGTGAATGATCAAGATCGTGGTGGCAGGGAACAGCACCCCGTTGTTGCGAGTCAGCCAGTAGAGCGGCGTGGCAAAGTCAGATTTGTTTTCGTCGAACGCCCGACCACCAGAACAACCGATCAGCGAGTCGATCACCACGAGTTTGGGCCGCACCCGCTCCATGAGCTTTTTGAAGCGTGCATAGGACTGGAGCGTCCAGTCCGTCCGCAGCGTGACAGGCGCATCAGGCGGCATTTCAACCTCCTGGAGCTGCTCCTGCATCTGCCCAAGCGGCTGATCGCCATTCAGCAGCAACACAGGCCCCTGTTCAACTGGAACGTGGTGCCCCCGAATCACAAAGGGCGTTCCCGTGGCAACGTGCTTAGCCAACGTCCAAGCAGCCATGGATTTCCCATCACCGCCAGCGCCATAGATCAGCACCACCGAGGGATTGGGCAGCAGATCAGGAATCAAGTAAGTCCGCTTGAAGTCTCTTTCAAACAGCTCACTGAGAGTCATCGTCTCAGACTGCGACTCGTACTGGACCTGATCGACATACATTTTCTCCAACTCGAACGCATCCCGCATCCGAGCCTTGTATGCAATTTTATGCAGCTCGTACTTCTGTTCAGCTGGATTTTCAAGCTCCAGAGCTTTTTTAGTTGCCAGCATGATGTCACTAAACACCGGCAACTTTTCTGGATCAGCTTCAGCTTCGAGCTGCGTAACAACTTTCCGCAGATCCTCAGCCAACCAAAGTCGCCCAGGCATCTGCTGATCCGCCATCCAGAACAGCGAGCCCAGCGTTACGGGCCCTTTTTTGAATGACTTCCAAACCTCTTCACAGGGATTGGAGCCCGACCAGTCATCGGAGTATTCAGGATCGTCAGATGACCAGGCACTCCACAACGTGAGCCCCAGATCCGTGGGCAATTCGCTGTGGATCGCCATGCCCACCTTGACCCAGTGATCTCGACTACCAGCCCCCTGCCCAGGAATCACCCGCAGAGCGGACTGGATAATCTCAGCTACCTCACCCGGATCTCGATCTGAGAAGTCGAGCGCCCGACGATTTTTGATGAAGCCCCCGTCAGCCAGTTCCTTACCAGCCGCCTCCTTCATCTCCGCAATCAACCAGCCTGGAGCCTCTGGAATGGCCCCCAGATCGCCCTCAAAGCCATATTCCCCCTCCAGGCCCTTCTTATCGGTAGAACCCGGATACGCCCCGTACAGGAGCCCCTGGCGGCCCCAGAGCACCTCATAGCCCGCCCCAGTATCCGACAACCCAAAACCCTTCACCTGGCCCCACAGCTCCTCAGGCACCAGGAAGAGGTACTTAGCCGCATTCGGCTTAGTGCTCCTTACGACTGGAGCACTCTCCAGCGTGTTGCCCCATTTTTTGAGCAGCCGAGCCAGGTTCTTATCCACATCCAGGATCACGAGCCCCTTGCTGCGAGCCCCGGTAAACACACCAACTGCCTGGAACACCTCAGGCTTACGCTGGATCTGGAGGGCCACATCCTCCGGGGTCATCACAACGTGATGGCTTTTCTCCAGTGGCGTCTTGCCCTTCGAGATTTTCCCGGACTGGAGCGCACAGTCCTTGGCGTAAATCGGCGCGTAAGCAAACCCAGCCGGCAGCTGGCGAACAAACGCCAGCAACTCTTGCGACTTTTGAGACACAGTGTTAGACTCCTACAGAACATTGGAAAGCCACACCCCGGAGGCCTAGGCCCCTGGGGTGTTTTTGTATGGTAGCCAGGTGGCCACCACCGTGCTAGTGTGTCACAACCGGCAGGACAAAACCTGCTGGAGCAACCCATAGAACCACCATCATGGCTTTTCTTTCCAAGTCCGCTACAGCCGCCATCAGCACCAACTCAAGTGGCGGCGGCTACCTGAACCTGAGCAAATTGCCCGACAAAGGCTCTGTCCGCATCACGGTACTAGCCGACCAACCCCTCGAATACTTCGAGACCTGGGGCACTCTCGATGGAGCATCCAAACCTTTCCGCTTTGGCTACGAGCCCACCCCCGACGACATTGCAGCTGAACTGGGTGACTACGAGGCCCGCGAAGGTCGTGGCGGCCCCGGCACGGTGGACATTAAGTTTTGCATCAGCGCCCCTGTCTTCAACTATGACACGGGCAACGTCCAGGTCTGGAGCATCAACCAAAAAACCATCCTGAAGGAGCTGGATTCCATCTCCCAAATGGATGACTACGACAACGATCTCACCAGCATCGACCTAATCATCGGCAAAGAGATCCAAGCCAACGGCATCCCCAAGTACACGGTCCGCCCTGTACCCAAGAAAAAGGGCAGCCAAGAGCACGTCGTAGCCGCCTGGATCGAAGCCCAAGAGGCAGGCTTTGACCTGGAACGCCTCCTCACCGGCAGTAACCCGTTCAAAGCTGGCTAAGTAGTTGATTTACTGATAACTGGCAGTTATTCAGTATCTAAATATCAGTTGCCCCCTCTAGCCAAGGGGGCTTTTTCATGGTATTGTTAAATGGGGAAATAGTATCTAATGCCTTCTGCACAAGACACACTAGCAACACTAAGGCGCTGGAACCTTGTGCAGGACAACAGCGGCCCCCACCGAACGTACTATTTAGCCTCGAACCCCAGCGTTAAATACGCTAGTGTTACACACATCTTGAAGGAAACCAGCGACACCACCGGGCTGGTGCAATGGGAGAAGCGGCTTGGCGCTGTAGAAGCCGCCAGCCAACGCAACACCGCCGCAACACGCGGCAACATGGCCCACTCCCAGGCCGAATACTTGCTCAAGACCGCTTCTGCACTGGCGCGTAGAGCAGCAAACAAGCGCACCATCAAATTCGACGAACGAGGGCTGGCACAAATCCCCCCAGCCCTCACCAAGTGGGCCCTAAACCGCATTCACGCCAAGCTTCCACCAGTTGGCTGGAGCGCTGCTGGATATGCCCGTGGTCTATCCCAATGGATCGTTGATAATGTTACACAAATCCATGCCAGCGAATTTTCCATCCACCACCCAGCCGGCTTTGCTGGAACGTGTGATGGCCTGATCGACATCAACGGCAAGCTATTCGTAGCCGACTGGAAAACAACAGCCCGCACCAAGGTGCTGGATCAGGACCACCAGTACGTCCACCAGCTTGGGGCGTACAGCCTGGGCCTCCAGCACCTCACCGGCCTCAGACCCCAGGGCGGCGTCATTGTGCTGGCGCGTCGGTGTGGAGCCCCCCAGGTGCACATGCTCAACCAGGATGAGCTGGTGCTAGCCGAAGACGCCTACCTAGCCCGTGTCAAGATGTACTACAGTGCTCAGGGCTAAAGCCCTTCGCACATCCTTTCTACTGTCATACATGATCGCCTTAATCGCCCCGATTTTGATTGCACTGGAGCCCATTCAAAAGGTTGGCACCTGCCCCACCGGCTGGTACAGCTCTGGCTCGTACTGCGTCCCCAGCAACAAAACCAGCCCGCCCATTATCCAAAAGTATTCAACCTGCCCCCTTGGCTGGTACACCTCCAGCGACTACTGCCA